GCACATCTGGGTTTAAATACAGATGAAATTCCTATAATAGCACAGAAAGGTGAGACAATTCTACCGAGAGGGTTTAAACAACAGCCTCCTAATGTTATTATAAATATAGAAAATAAGACTGGGCAACAACTATCAGCAAAAACAGGAGCACCAAAAGTCAGCCCTTCAGAGATAATTGTCCCAGTTGTTATCGATGCTATCAATAGAAATTACATGGGTTTGCGTGATGCACTTGGGTCACGCTAATTAACAATCATTTAGAGGAGTAGTGTGATGGTTTATTTTAATACTGCTTACACTCAAAAACCATCTTATGGAGATACAGGGGAACAATACTATAAACCAAGAATTAAAACAGAATCTGAGGGTAATTATGTTCATATTAGAGACCGTGCAACACGAGGAAGACATATTTTTATCCTATCCTGGGAAAGAATTTCAGAATCAGAGTATCAATCTATAAAAAGTTTTTTTGATAAGTATTCTGGTAGTGCATTTTATTGGACACATGATGTAACCAATACTACTTATACTGTCATATTTGCTGATGATATTATTGAATCTAAATTTGTCAAGCCACACGGTTATAGGTCTGTAACTGTAAGATTGGAGGAATTATAATGCCCCTTATCTTATCTTCAGACATACTTAGAGAAAAAAATAAACTTGAAGATGGTGGAGTTTTTATTGTCCTGCTTGACATTGATGTCCCTGGACTTGATGACCACATCAGAGTAACAAGTGACAGTGTTGAAACCGTATGGAATGGTGATACTTATGTGCCATTTCCTTTTGAATTAGATGAAATTTCAGACACATCAAAAGGTGAAGTGCCACAGGTTCAGTTAAGAATATCCAATGTTACAAGGGCGATAGAAGCATATATCCAGCAGTATGATGAATACTGCAAAGAAAATGGATATTTGCCAATTACTGTTTATATCTATGTTGTCCACAGTGAACATCTTGACGAAGAAGACCCGATTGTTGAGCATGTCTTTGAATTAAAGCAGCCTCAAACAACTTCTATGTGGGCTACTTTTACATTAAGTGCAACAAATTTATTTATGAAGCGTTTTCCTTTATACAGGATGCTTAAAAACAGGTGCAGATACAAAACATTTAAGGGAACACTGTGCGGTTATTCTGGTTCTGAAACTACCTGTGACAGAACACTTGCAAGATGCAAAGAATTAGGAAACTCCCGTAGATTTGGTGGTTTTCCAGGGCTTGGGAGAGCACCTCTCTATGTTTAGTATCAGGGACTTCATAGGCTGTCCTTTCAAAGATGGTGCAAGAGGAGAAGAAATAGACCCTGTCACAAAAAAACCATTCTTCGATTGCTATGGTCTGTTTCTGGCTATATACAAGTATATTTACGGGATAGAGTTACCTGATGTTATCGTTTCCTGTTTCGATGTGGAAAACATCAACAGGCTTTACAATATCAGAAAGAATGAATGGATAAAAATTGAAACACCTAAAGAGCCATGTGCGGTAGCCATTCATTTTGATATGCAGAATAGAAGGTTGGTTAATCATTTCGGAGTATATATCGGTAATGGCAGATTTATTCATACAACAGATAAAACAGGCAGTATCATAAGCAGCATTTTCGACAAATTCTATTCAAGACATATAGAGGGATTTTATAGATATGGAAAATAAAATCACCATAACATATATAAGAAACCCTTTTAAGCCCATTGAATCTCAAGAAGTGAAGCAGATAGAGGCATTACAGCCTTTATCAATGCGTGAAATAGTAAGACACTATTATCCTGCTCCTCTGGATACAGGCTTTGATGTTGCTGTATCTGTAAATGGAAGGATTTTAGAAAAACATGAAATAAATAATATAAATATTAATCCTGGTGATTACGTAGCATTTTGCACTGTGCCACATGGTGGGGGTGGTGGGAACAAAGATATAGCTCGTGCAGTTGCTATGTTAGCTATAATTGTTGTTACAGCGGTGACTCAACAATATTGGCTTCCTGCTCTAATAGATTTAGGTCTTTCAGCAGAAGTAGCTACTGTTGTTGGTTTTGCCATAGCAACTACTGCTGGTGGCATAATTGTAAATACATTATTACCGCCACAATTACCAGATGTTGACGGGTTTGAATATGGTAGCTTTTCTAATTCACAGACCTACGGTTGGGAACCGTCAGAAAATATCTATAGAGAAAATATTGCTCTGCCTGTTTTATATGGCACACACAAAATAACCCCTCCCTGTATTGGGCGTTATGTCTCAACAAGCGGGGATAAACAATATCTTAATTTATTATATGCAGTAGCTGGTCATGCGATAAACGAAATAACAGATATTGAAATAAATGATACCCCTATCGAGTATTTTACAAATGTAGAAACTGAAATAAGATATGGAAGCACAACACAGAATGAAATTTCTTATTTTCACGATACTTTTTCTGATACTGGGATAGGTGTTTTATTGTCCACAAGCTGGACAACAAGACAAACTCAAGGCAATTCTGTCAATGCAATAGGAATAGGAATATCACTGCCTCAAGGTCTTTTTTATGCAAATGATGCTGGTGGTTTAACCGAACAATCAGTAACTTTTCAGATTGATTATAGAAAAGTTGGAAATCTGTCATGGACTACTCATGGAACTTTTACAATTACAGAGGCTACAAATAGTGCAATAAGAAGATATTATCTTATAGAAAATCTTGAATCTGGACAATATGAAGTGAGAGTTAAACTCACTTCTGAATTGCCAACTGGAGCAAGATTTAGAAATGCAACATACTGGGAATATATGCAGGAGATTGTAGCTGATAATTTTACATATCCAGGTGTTTCCTTGCTTGGTCTAAAAATCCTTGCTACAGACCAATTATCGGGCTCAACTCCAAGAGTAACCTGCATTGCAAAAAGAAACTATGTATCAGTCTGGACAGGCTCAAGCTACGAAGGCAAACCAGCCACAAACCCAGCATGGGTCTGTTATGACATACTCCACAATGAAGATTGCGGTGACATTCCTTACTCAAGAATAATTTATGAAAAATTTGCAGAATGGGCATCATTCTGCACAGAAAAAGGATATACCTGTAATATCTACTTTGATGTCATAATGAGCATCAGAAAAGCCCTTGATACTATTTCACAATTAGGGCGTGGGTCTGTAATACAAGCTGGTAGTAAATTTTCCTGCATATTCGATAGTGAAGATGTTCCTGTCCAGAGATTTATGTTTACGATGGGGAACATCATAAAAGATTCCTTCCAAGAAACATGGCTATCCACAGACGAAAGAGCAAATGTCATTGAGGTTTCTTATTATGATGCTGAATTGGACTATACAAAACAGACTGTAACAATAGAGCAAGATGATTTTGATAGTCAGACAGAAATAAGAACAAATCAGATAGACCTCATTGGTTGCACAGATAGAGACACGGCAATCAAGCATGGCAAATATCTTATGAATTGCAACAGGTATCTTACAAATACCGTATCTTTTGATGCTGATGTAGATGCAATAGCTTGTTTGCCAGGAGATGTCATTGAAGTAGCTCATGATGTGCCTCAATGGGGTTATTCTGGCAGAATTGTATCTGCAACATCAAACACTGTAACTCTTGATAGAGAAGTCACTTTATCGCCAGGCACAACCTATGCAATCACTATTCAGCATTATGAAACAGATGAAAGAGAAACAAAATATATAGAATCCGTAGAGGAAGAAACAACAACAGACGCTTTAACTTTAACATCAAGCTGGACCACTACCCCATCTAAATTTGCTCTATACTCCTTTGGTCAAGTTAATATGGAAACAAAATTATTCAGGGTAATATCTATCACAAGAGCAAATGACATGAGGCGTAAAATTACTGCTCTTGAATATTATCCTGATGTTTACGATGATGAAGTAGAAATACCTGAATTTACAAATATCTCTGATTTAGACCCTGTTATTGGATTTTCAGCAACAGAAAACCTGAAGTTCGGGGCAGATGGAACAGTCAAAAACATCGTAAGCCTTACTTGGCGTGGAACTGCTATTAAATGGTATGTATATATATCAAGCACATCCGACACAGGTCCCTGGACTCTATTAGGCATTGCTTATAATCCTTTTTATGAAGTAGAGAATCTAATTCCTGGTAAGACTTATTATTTTACAGTAAACAATAAACCCAACCCCTATGAATATACCCCTGTTGCCATTGAGTATACAGGGCAAGCATATACGCCAACAGCACCATCAAATTTATCTGCATCTTTGAGCGGGCAATTTATTGTTTTAGATTGGACTGCAAATGAAGATGTGGTAACCGCAGGATATAATATTTATCTTAACAATGAATTACTTGCCTACAATTATACTTCTAATAAATATATCTATAAGGCTATTCTTACAGCAGGCACATATAATTTTAAAGTAACTGCTTTAAATAGCAATCTTGAGGAAAGTGGCTATTCAGAAACTGTTTCTGTATATATTTCTGCTCCAGCAACACCATCACCGTCACAATCAATATCTGGTGAAATAGTTACTATTTCTTGGTCTAATTGCCAGACATCACTGCCCATTGCCTATTATACTGTCAACGGTGTCAATATTGGTAATGTCTTGAGACATCAAGTAAGAATTTCATGGACTGGAACAGAAACATTCTATGTCAAAGCCTTTGACATAGCAGGAAATGAAAGCGGGACAGGAAGTGTTGCTGTAACTATAACAGCAGTTCCTACACCTACAGGTTTAACTGCAACAGGTGGTGTTCATCAAATAACACTAACTGCTACTGTAACAATACCTAAAGGTGGGGTGCTTGAGGTGTGGTCTGCAACAGTCAATAATCGTGTAAATGCTGTTAAGTTAGCAGATGCCACAAGCACAACATTTGTCCATACAGGATTATCTCTTATTGACACAAGATACTACTGGGTCAGGGTAAGAGATAAATACGGCACAACTGGAAGTTGGTATCCATCATCTGCTACAAATGGTGTTGAAGGGCAAACATCTCAAAATCCTTCAGATTATCTGGCCATTTTGGAAGGCAATATTTCTGAAGACCAGCTCACACAAGAATTAAATACCAGAATTAATTTAATAGATATTACTGATTTTGTTTATGAAGAAGGCGTTTATCAAGAAGTATTTGGTGGTATCAAAGACAGCGTGAATGGCTTGCTGAGTATGCAAGCTGTTCAAGCTGGTGAAATAGATGATTTAGTGACTCTCGCACAGAATAATCTTAATGCTATCCAAACCGTTCAAGCCGAAATTGCTTCTCTTACCACATCGCCCTGGGATGACAACACGGCATATGCTTTGGGTAATTATGTTACGCATGATGGCAAAGTCTGGAGGTGTATCAAGGCATATTCACCACCACCAGCCTATGAACCAGGGGAAAGCGGAAGTGAGGAATATTGGGAAGAATCGGATTCAATCGTTACAATATTAACTGATGTCGAAAATAGAGTAGATACCCTTGAAGGTGGGATTGTAACAAAGGTATCCCAGACAGATTTTAATGCTTTATCTAATACTGTATCCACTCATACATCAGAGATTAATCAGCTTTCATATGAAATAGATTTGCGAGTAACTAAAACAGAGTTTCAAGCTTTTGAAGCCCTATTTATTCCTGATTTTGATGAAAATTCCTATTACGATGTAACCGATTGGGTAAAATATGAAGGAGTATCTTATATTTGTATACAAGATATTGATTTTACTCCTGCTCCTACACCAGGAGTTACTCCAGGATGGGATGGATACTGGGAAGAAAAGGCTTTTTCCGAAACATTTTCAGCATACATGAGTGATTTGGAGCTTGGCCTTGCTACGATTGAGCTATATTCAGGGGCTATTACTGGACCAATCACTTTCTTATTTGACGATGCACATAGAGTATATGAAAATGGCGTATATATTGAAACAGCAGCAGATGTAGAAGGTTTAGATGTTAGAGTGACGCAGGCTGGTATAGAAATAGATGGAATTAATTCAACTTTAACACTCTATGCCAATTACATTGATGGTCTTGAAGATAGAGTATCTCAAGCAGAGATAGACATAGATGG